TACTGTGTTAGTTACTCCATTCCAGACACTGATTCCAGTGGCTTTAACGATGTCCCAATTCTTATACAAAAGCACACCCACTGCTATGAGTCCACCAATTGCAGCAACAGCTATTCCTATTGGTCCAGTGATAATTGCTATGACTCCACCTGCTGCGGATATTGCCCCTGAGACAGCACTGAAGGCCGACACAGCCGCACCAACGATTGATACGACCTTACCTATCACAAGGATCACTGGCCCCACAGCTGCAGCAACAAGGGCAACTTTAACAATCATCTCCTGCTGTTCCTTAGAGAGACCCTGGAAGCTGTCCATGAGTGGCTTCACTACACCAATCAGGCTTTCAAGTATTGGTATAAGGATCTGTCCGAACTGAATACCTATTAACTCAGCTTGTTCCTTCATTGCTCTTATCTTATTGGTTGGACTGTCCATTGTTCTTGCCAGGTCTCCCTGGGCATTCTTGGTTGAATCAAGAATCACACCATACCTTGCTTGAACCTTCTGGGCTTCGGTAAGCTCTTCACCCTGCTTTGCTATTCCATGAGTGTATGCATAAGTCTTAATTGTGTTGTCATTGACGAGTATTCCAAGTGCCTTCAGAGGTTCAGCTTCTCCCGATATACCAGCTCTTAACTTATTGAAGGCTTCATCTGGACTAAGGTTATAAAATGACGCCATATCATAGGCCAGCTTAGTCAGGCCTTCAGACATTCCTAGTGATTCATCTGAAGCAAGACCCATAGATGTCAGCATGGCGTTGTAGGTAGCCACATTGCTCCTTACATTGTATGCATTAAGACCAAGAGCCTTAGACATCTCTTCAGACCAACCTCTAGCCTCTCCCGCAAGACCACCCATAGACACATCAAAGAGATTCTCTGATTCTATTGCATCCATAGCCATCTTTGTGGCTGCAGTTCCTATGCCCAGGATTGGAAGCGACACAGCTGTTGATAGGTTCTTACCTACTGACTGCATCTTCTCTCCCACTGCCTTCATCTTGTCTCCAGCCTTATCCAAAGCTTCAGATAAAGTATTCCAGACAGAGGTTTTCTTCTTTAGCTCATCAGATGTATCTTTTAGTTCCTGCTGCATCTTGCTAAGCTCTGCATTGGCATAGTTAAGCTTAATCTTCAGGTTTTCAGAGGCCTTGGAGTCTTCACCTTTCTTCTCCACACTTTCCTGATAACTCTTGGAAAGTGCTTCAACTTTACCCTTCTGAATCTCAATCTGCTGGTTTAGACTGTCAGCCTTAAGCTTCAATCCTTCAGCTGATTTCCCGAAGTCACCAAGCTTTGCACTGGCTGCGGTAAATTCGCTCTGCACAAGCTTCAGACTTCTCTGTATTTTATTGACTCCTTCTTGGAATCCTGTATCATCAAGGCCTATTCTTGCTACTACTGTACTGCTTCCTCCAGCCAAATTTACCACCTCACTTACAATGGAATGTTGTCAATTGTGTCGACTCTGTTGTCCTCAATGCCATTTACTGCCTTGTATATTCTGAACAACCCATGAAGCTTTCTTGGAGTACTTTTCCAGAACTGTTCTTCAGTCATTTTGAGGATCACAGTCCCCAAATAGAAAAGCCACTGCCAGTCCCATTCTATGGAACCTGAGTGGCTGTCACTTCCCCCGAGGTTTCATCAACCTCAGGCATTGCTATACTTAGCGCTTCATTGATTACCGTGCCGAGCCTTTCTAGATCATCAAGGCCAAGCATGGATCCTACATTCTTAAGTGTTACACGTTCATCCTCAACCTTAACTGCTGCATATACCAGAGCTCTAACTGCCTTTATCTTCATCCTTTGGAGATCATCAAAGGCCTTGTTCAAATCGCCGTATATCTCTTCCAGCTCGCAGAATGTGTTTAGGTTGAACTTCAACTCGTATTCCTTCTCACCAAGTCTGAACTTTATTCCTCTATCCTTCAGCTCATTTCCCTTCAAAAAACCACATCCCCAATATTTTTTATGACTTATTATCCTAGCGCAAAATAAAAAGACCTGCACTTTGCAAGTCTTAGTAAATATCTTATACGCCATAACTTACTGTATAAATAACTAATTTTCGAACCCACCTCTAATATCTTCTACAGCTGATAGAAAACCTAAACAAACTATGTCAACCATACTATCATTAACTTCTGAAATGTACCACTTACCGTCCTTTTTTACGCAGTCAATTTTCAGTGTTACTTCCTTATAAGTATCTGCTAAGGTATTCGCCTTTTCATTTATTGTATCTAAAAACAATTTATTCATTTCCTCATCAGTCGGATTTTGTCCGCTAAAAGCCATGCCCATTGCTTTTGTAATAACATCACCCATCGCAGCCTTCAGAACCATACCACCATCAATATATTTTGCATTTATGGCTACTGAGGCTTTATCACCATTAATCTCACTGTTCGTAATTTCATACGTCATTTTTGGTAATTTTGCTTTTAGATATTCTTGATAAAATTCCACGAATATATCATCATCACTATCACTATAAATAACCTCAACATTCTGCATTTCATCCACATTAGTCGGATCTACGTATGCTACCATCGTTTTATAATCAGCCTTTTTTGATGAATCAAAAAAACCTGCCACTGTATCTTTGGGACTAGGGATACTACAAGCAAATAAGCTTAATGCCAAAAATGGCATTACCAGAGCAGAAATTACCTTTTTCATTTATATACCCCCCATAAACACATTTATGCACCATAAGTATTTATAAAATACTCTTGCACATCTTAATTATAGCACATTATTTCATTATATTGCACTTATGGAGTTCGACTTATTATGTGGTTCTCGCTTCTCTACCTATTATATTGGAGTAGGTTCAGCAGGTACTCCTGTAAACCATCCTGAGATTATTGTTGGATCCGCGCCAACTTCATCCTCATCCGCAATGAATCTGTAGTTACCATCGAAGTCTCTGGCAAAGAAGGTCCCCTTAATCTTGGAGCTCTTTGGTGCAGGCTTTCCTGCTTCAGTATCAAACTCATCAGATGTCAGCTCGAACTTACCCTTGAGGAGCCACACGAACCTGTATTTACCATTTGCTTTCTTTGATTTGAATCCCATAGCAATAGTTGGTGGGAGATCATCTTTACTTTCAATGAGAACACCCTTAACAACTTTTGCTCCCTGGAGTGTGGCTCTACTTGTCAGTGAAAGTTGGTTGAGCTCTATCTCAACTTCCACACTATCGAATGCTGATATAACATCCTCCACAATGTCATCAGAGTATATGTTCTCTGAGTTTACTTTTGGAGATATTTTTGCACTAACAGCCCTTTCCAGCTTTACTGGAACCCCATAGGTTGCTCCAGTTCCGTCGTCCTTTGTTACAGTAGCTATGTGAATATCTTTAAGTCCTATCTGTCTAGGCATTTTATCCCTCTCTTTCTTCTAGGTAGTAGTACCTCAGCGCTTTATGGTAAATCCCGGTGTCCGGTTCATAGAGATCAGCTTCGTCTATTCTAGTAAATCCAGCGTTCTTCATCTGACTCTTAACTTGAATCACAAGAATTTCATAATCGATCTTTGACCATATATCAACCTGCAAATATCTTCCTGTCAGGCTTTCCTCATCATCTTCGTAGGCTTCACCGGTTTGGAAGTATTCATGGAATGTTATGTATTGACTGGCTGCACCTGAATGTTTCTGAAATTTCACAGGGACTCCAAGAGGTGTCAAAGCTTCTAGTATCTTCTTATTCAAACTCCTTCAGCCCCCTTTCAAGTTCCTCTCTTATCACATTATTGATTTCTCTTTGGTTTTCATTAAGTGACTTCTCAGCCCAATGCTGAGCCGGTATCTTTGATGTTCCAAATTCAGTAAACTTCGAATAGAAGAATTCTGATGCATCATCCTTGGTTGGACCAATGCTCACAAAATCTATCCCGTCAACCTTCTCTTTTTTAGATACCTTTATATTGTCTGCCATGTGTTTCTTTGTATCTCTTGATCTGGGAGCTTTTTCTTCCATGCTTTTCTTAACTAGGTCTCCAGCTTTACTCAATGTTCTTTTCTTAATTGTCTCGCCCTTTTCTCCAAGCTTATTAACCTTATCAATAAGTTCCTGCATCCCTTCAAGTGAGATTTTGGCCATTGGAGTTTACCTCCTTTGCCTGTATCTCGATATACTCATTTCGATACTTGATGTTATCTATGGCGGTAATGTTGTAGGTCTTGCCTTGAAAAAGGATCTGCATTGACTGGTCCAACCCACTCATGTACCTTATGGTGATCTTCACTGTATTCTCAGCTTGTACTGCCTTAGCTGCAAAGTATTCCTTCCCATGAAGGTTGGATACCTTAGCCCACACTTCCTTTAATACTTCAGGCGTCTCCACCTCGTACCCATTCTCATTATTTGATATTGTGACAATCTGAATTGTTATTCTATGTCTCATTTCACCAATTGTCATGATTACCACCCATCTCTCCTATATGGTGAAAGCAGGCCAATCATCACATTGATTACTTCCTTCATATTCAAGTCTTCCCTCTTCTCGTATAGGTTAGCAATGCAGTATAGGACTGCTTGTCTTATAGACTCAGGAACAACTATTAACTCTGTCAGTGGGAACCTTAGGATGTTCTCACATATTTCCTCACTTGTGCTAATGAAAGAGGAGATGAGTGCATTGTCCTCATCTCCATCTATTTTCAAAAACTGCTTTGCCTCTTCGAGCGTAACCAACACACTCACCACCTTTTATGCATATAAAAAGAGACCTTATCGGTCTCTTAAGCATCATTTTTTATTCTGCAGCAGCAATGTCAAAATATAATTATTCAAGCTTCGATTTACTTCTTTAGCTTCCTTGGTAAGTTCGTCTTTTAAGTCTAACGGCAAAGTCAGCAGTATTCTGGTCTTATCTTTTCCAACCAATCATCATCACTCCCAATTAATATTTATGCACACTTCATTCCAAAACTAATCATATCATAAAGCATATTGAGAATAACAGGATTGTCTATCTGTTAACGAAGTATAATTTTCGAGACTATAAGTCCCCAATCCAGACAATCACTCAGAAAGCATTAGCCCTGCAGCCTTAAGTTTTGCTATCAATGCATTAAGATCAACGACCACTCCAGCCACAGCGGAAGCTACACTGTCAGCCTGCAAAACTGCAGGCTTCATTTCACTTCCAGAGAAAGAGAGCTTCCCACCAGTAGCGATGTCAAGCTCTCCTCCAATCACTGTCTTTTCTCCACCTTGCTCGGTGTAGTTCTTTACGTTACTCATATTCAGTCACCTACGCTTTCTGCTGGAGGACCTTTATGGCCTCTGGAAGTATGAGCTTTCCATCAACTCTCTGAGTTGCTTTGAATCCTACCTGACCTGTAGCAGCATATAGCTCGTTCAGCCTCTGGAATGATCTACCCTGCCTATCTGCTACCCAATAGTATCCGAAATCACCAAAGGCTATGGTCTTAGCACTTGATGCTATAATCGGCACATAGGCTGAAGTCTTAACGGGCTTATTTAGGATTGTATCAGGAGTTCCAGCAACTAGTGATGGTGTCCAGATATACTGCCCGTTACCATCTTTCAATTTTCTTATGACCTTAACAGTCGCATCATTCGTGACAAAGACTGCATTTTTTCTGTACGGCGATTTAAGACTATACATCAAATCAATTATCTCGTCCGCTGTAATAGCCGTTGCTGTAGCTGCAGTTACACCGAGTGTCGCTCCACCTGTTGCATTGAATATTCCTGTTGGCTTTCCTGAACCATCACCTATGAAAAAGGCCTCTTCTTCCTTTGCTCCTATCCTTCTTGCAAACTCCTTTGCAATGTATGCTTCAAGGTTGAATACACTGTCATTAAGCAGTTCCTCAGAAACCTTGATCATTGTAGATAGCTTGAATGCTCCTATTGAAACGAGTCCGAAGGAATCATCTGATTCAGGAATTGGCGCTTCTTCTTCAACCCATGATGCTGTACCCTTTGATGCTACAATTGGAATTTTCTTGTCACCTGAAGATGTGTTTATGATCTTGGCCAGGCTCCTGAACAAATTCTCCTCCTCAAGTGCCTGTATTAGGACCTTCTCAAACTCATCTGGCGCAAGGTAACCACCTTCGCTGTCAGTACCTATCTGAAGTGCATTCTGGACATCAAAGCTGGTCTTGCTCCTTAGAGCCTTCCAGAAAGCAGCCTTGTACTCATCAGTTGCTCTGCCAGTTTTCATCTCCATTCCACCATTTGGCTTCGTGGTTATGGGGGTATTGACCGCCTTAGAAAGCTCAAGGTCAAGTGCCTGCTGCCTTTCAAGTCTATCAATCTCCTTTCCAAGGTTCACAACGTCAGCTTCCATCTTGTCGTAGGTTGCAGTGTCTTCAGCTGAGATAAGTCCGTCATTTCCTCTCTTTGCATCAAGGAATGCCTTTGCCGCATCCCATGCTTTTGCTCTTTTCTCTCTAAGTTCCAATATCTTATTCATTCATTTCCTCCTAGTATTTCAAGAGACTCAGTCTCTTATCGAGTTCACCAATTGCAGTTTTCTTTTCCTTGTCCTTCACAGGAAATTTCGATTTTAGTGAGTTTAGTACAGTCATATTGCTGTATACTGCACCTTCTATTTCATGAGATTCTGGACTATCCTTTTCATACATGATTTCATCAGCGAAACCCAGCTCCACAGCCTTCTTTGCATTGAACCAGGTTTCAGTGTCCATGAAGTGTGATAGCTTGGTTCTTGATAGCCCTGTCTTAAGTTCATAAGCATTTATTATGCTCTCCTTAACCTCGCCAAGCATTGCTATAGCCTTCTCCATTTCCACAGCATCTCCAAATGCCATAGTCATAGGGTTATGCACCATTAGCATCGACACCGGCGACATTAGAACCTTTGATCCTGCCATAGCAATAACTGATGCAGCACTCGCTGCTAAACCATCGATCTTGACAGTCACATTTCCTGGATACTCCTTTAGCATGTTGTATATCTGACTGGCAGCTATGACGTCGCCTCCTGGAGAGTTGATCCATATGGTTATGTCACCACCTCCATCCATGAGCTCTGACTTGAACACCTTTGGTGTGACCTCATCTCCGTACCAAGTTTCATTCGCTATGGCTCCATCAAGGTACAAGGTGCGCCCTTCATCGCTTTCCACCCAGTTCCAAAACCTTTTTATTTTCATTCTCTTTCTCACCTCCTTCGAGATCAGGTTCCGTCAGTTTTGGCACACTTGCCATATCCATCATTGCAGCATTTACCATGTACTTGTTACCTCCGAGCTCCTCCGGTATCAGGTTCATCTCCTCAAGCTCCCTTATGTCATTAGCTGACATTATTCCATTCTGTCTCATAGTCTGGTAGAAACTTGCCCTCGAAGCAGCATCACCTCGAAGCCTTCCGTTTAGGTTGAACTTAACGAAGTACTTCCTTTTGTCGTCATATGAAAACAAGGCCTTCTGCATAGACTGCTCAAGCCTTGATACCCAGGGGATTATTGTGTTATCTATGAAGCTTATCGACTGATTTTCGATATTTGAGAATGTAGCTCTGTCAAGTGATGCCACCAGGTGCGGTGGCACCCGGAAGATTCTGCAGATCTCCTCGGTCTGAAACTTTCTTGTTTCGAGGAACTGTGCCTGTTCAGGCGGTATCCCAATGCTCTGGAACTTCATTCCTTCCTCAAGGACTGCAACCCTATGTGCATTGCTGCTGCCCTGGTATACTGCATTCCAGCTGTCTCTTACTCGCTTAGGATCCTTAACTACACCGGGATGCTCGAGAACTCCGCCTGGATTAGCTCCATTTGCAAAAAATGTAGCTCCATACTCTTCTGTCGCTATTGCCATACCAACTGCATTCTTTGCCATAGCGATTGGTGAATACCCAACCAAGCCGTCAAAGCCAAGCCCAGGAATGTGTAGCACGTCCTCGCGTCTGAGTTTGATTGAACCAGATTCATTCCTATATTCGTAAATTAGGTCTCCATTGGAGTTTCTGTCTACGACTATGCGATCTGGGAGCAGTGGATACAGCGACAGCACATTTCCTCTTCCATCTCTAATGATTTGTGCATAAGCATTGCCCCAAAGTAAAAGATGACTCATCAGTGTTTCTCTAAACACAAATGAAGTCATCTCAGGATTCGGTTCATCATGGAGGATCCGGTATAGCCTATGTTCCAATGCCTTCTCCTTGCCATTTGATGTATGCTCATATACATGAAGCGGCAAGCTGGCTATAGTCTCTGCAAGAATCCTAACACATGCGTAAACCGCAGTTGTTTGCATTGCAGTCCTCTCGTTCACTGTTTTACCGCTGCTGGTGCTTCCAAAGAAGAAGCTATAGTTGCTGCCATAGTATGTATTCGCGATCGGCTTATCTCGCGACCTGAATAACCTTCCAAGTATTGGTATCTGCATTTTCCACCTCCATTTTTTCCATAAAATTAGCAATGAAAATAATAATAAAACGACAATTGGTGCTATAATCCATAGTGTTAGTAATATATAATCAGAAACATTTTAGTATTACAATAGATTGTTATAGCTTTATGAGGTGACCAAATGGCAAATATTAGGAACATCCCTGAACCAGTCAAGAGAATTGTGCGTCAACGATGTGGATTTGGCTGCATTATTTGTGGCCACCCAATAATTGAATATCACCATATCAATGAATGGGCTGTTGTTAAAGAACATCAACCTGACAATATTACTCTTCTCTGCCCTTCACACCATAGTGATGTTACTGCAAATAGAATCCCAATAAGTACCATTCTACATGCGAACAAGAATCCATATTGTGTACTAAATCAGTATAGTAGTCCTTATAATATATTCCATTCTCAAGACAAAGATTATTCTGTTTTGATCGGATCACTATGTTTCCATATGATACACTCTACTGATATATTTTCCCAACTTACTCCACTTATGATAGATCATATGAGAATCATACAATTGGTTAAAATAGAGAATAAGTTGGGCTTATTTATTAATATTTTTGATAAAAATAATAAATTAGTCTTGCGAGTTTATAACAATGAACTCGTTCTTAGCACAGGACTATGGGATATTACATATATATCAAACAAATTGACATTAAAGGAAAATAAGCAAAATCTTCTTTGTGAAATGGAGTTCAATACCCCAAATGGACTCACTATAACTAAGGCAAATTTATATTACAACAACCATCATGTTGTCATAGATAAAAAGGGAATTCAAAACCAAAATATACACCTGTCTGAATTAGATGTATATAGTCCAGTGGGTGTAGGAATCGGCTCTCTGCCCCCTAATACAAAAGCTGCTGTATATATCCACCGTTAATGGTATCAAGCCTACACACACTATATTGCTCATATACTGCATTCGTTGGAAGCTTATTTCCCATAAAGAATGAACTCTGCATACTCCTTCTTGTGTCCATCTATGAATACTGCGAGTTCATAAAACCCGCTGATATAGGCTTCCTTCTGGACACCGTAGACATCAAACATGTTGTACTTACCGGAATCTCTGATATCCAAAATCTGCTCCTTGATCTTGTCAGTTAAAAGGCCTGGCTCTGAATAATAGGCAGAATACCTGGCGTAGCTATATCCCTCACTCTCGACAAGGATTCCTTCTTTAGCTCCCTCTGCCTTTACATAAATACAATGGTAAACACCATTAGTATCCACATACATTGCATGTAGGTTCTGCTCGATGAAGGGATAGTCATCCAAGAGGTTAGCTGCAAAGTTATCGTATTCAACTTGTGTAAGCTCCACAATCTCTTCGATGACATACTGTGTGCCTTCAGAGGACCTTGTAGCCCTCGACTTCAGCTCTGTCACATCAACTGGCTTCCTTAAGAAAACAGCCTTAGCCATTGCGCTTACCTCCTCGGATCCCTTCGTAGTTGAAGTTGCCTTTCCTGATCTCAGCATTCTCAGCCTCCACCGCCTTCTTGTAGTCCTTGTCCTTACTCTCCTTAATCATACATTCCATGCAAATGCAGTCTGTGTTGAACATCGACATTGTCCTTCCATCCTTAAGTTCCTTATGGCACCTATCGCAGCGTGTCTGGGTGAAAAACCTATCGCTCATCTTTCTTCCTCCAGCTCTTCCATGGCACTCCTGAGTTCTTCTAGGATGTTGCTTGCATACTTCTGAGCAGTGATGTTAACCTTCTTACCAATTGTCTCCAGGTCTCCTTCAACCATCTCTATAAGTCCATTCAAGAGTTCAGCTGCTTTGCTATTCTCTACTTTGATTCCTGTTGGGTGGAGCTTTCTGAATGTACCTTCTTCAATCAGGCTCTGAAGCTCTGTCTCCCCATACATCATCACATCTTCATCCTCTTCATTGATGTTCTCAAGGATGAAGTCGCTGCCCCACTTACCTATTATCTTGCAGACTGTCTTGCCATTCTTTGCGACTAGGAAATCACCTTTTTTCATACCCAAACCCTCCTCGGTTATCTTGCTATTACATATATCACTCTAAAAGCTATATATAGCAAGCTAATCTTGATATTTGTGTATTAGTTTAGGACCAGTATCCCGCGGTCATCATATACGCTGCCCTTTATCTCATTCCTGATGGCTCTGTCCAAAGCCATGATCAAGGCAACTGCTCCGTCAATCTTCTCTGTACTTTTCTCCTTGTCCGGCTTTATGTTTCCGGCTGGATCTGTCTTGACGTAAATGTTGTCCATCATCCATCTAAGTACTGGATTCCCACCGTGGGCTATCTTCTTTTCAAGCGTCAGCTTCATTAGCTCCTTTGTTGGTGGAGACATGTCCTTGTAGCCTTGACCGAAGGGAACAACAGTGAAGCCCATTCCTTCAAGGTTCTGGACCATCTGCACCGCTCCCCATCTATCAAAGGCAATCTCTTTTATGTTGTACTTTGTACCAAGTTCCTCAATGAAGTTTTCTATGTAACCATAATGGACCACATTCCCGTCTGTTGTTTTTATGAAGCCTTGCATCTCCCAGGTATCATAGGGCACATGGTCCCTTCTTACCCTGTTCTGAAGATTATCCTCCGGGATCCAGAAGTATGGTAGGATTATGTATTTCTCATCTTCGGTCCTTGGTGGGAAAACAAGAACAAATGCTGTTATATCCATGGAGCTTGAAAGATCAAGACCTGCGAAACACTCTCTTCCTATCAATTCTGCTGGATCCACAGCAAAGTCACATTCATCCCAGTGGTGCATCTGCATCCACCTAACAGACTGCTTAACCCATATGCATAGCCTTAACTGCTTAAACAAATTCTCCTCTGCTGCATTCTGCCTGGCATTCTCACAGGCAATCTTGATCTTGTCTTCCTGAACTGTTATTCCAAGGCTCGGATTTGCTTTCTTCCACACTTCAGGATTTGTCCAATCATCATTTTCATCTGCAGCATAGATGGTTGGATAGAAAGTTGGATCCACCTTTCTCCCCTCCATGATGTCCATTGCCTTCTGATGGAGCTCGTAACCTATGCTGTTGAAGTCATTCCCTGCTGTTGTGATTAGGAAGTTCACTGGCTGCCGCCTGGCATCAGATGCACCATGCAGCATGACATTCATCATCTCCCTATTAGCAACATGAGTCTCATCAAAGAGTACTGCTGTTGGTGAGATGCCGTGCTTCGAGTATGCCTCGCTTGAAAGTACCTGGTAGAATGAGTTCATGGCCGGATACACTATTCTTTTCTGTGAAGCCACAACCTTAAGCCTTTTCTTCAGAGCCGGACTCAAGGAAATCATATCTACTGCCACGTTGTAGATGAGGCTGGCCTGGGCTCTGTCTGCAGCGCAGCTATAGATTTCTGCTCCTCGCTCACCATCTGCTGTCAGCATATAGAGAGCCAGTGCAGCTCCAAGTTCAGTCTTTCCCTGTTTCTTGGCAATTTCCACATAGGCAGTTGTTATCTGCCGGAATCCATTTGGTTTGATGATTCCAAATATGTTCCTGATTATTGTCTCCTGCCATGGGAGGAGCTTGAATGGCTGATTATACCATTCACCCTTAGTGTGTCTCAGGTTCTCAATAAACCTTACAGTATGGTCAGCTCTTTCTGGCATGTAGGTAGATGTTGGCAGCATGAACTTAGTCGGGACAAACAGATCGCTTTTCTTGTTAGCCAGTTATCTCACCGCATTCTTTTGGAAAATTGAGAGAAGCATACTCGCCAAATAACATTGATGCTGCATTGTCCCTAACCTTAGCTGCCAGCTTTGAATCTTCGAAGGTCCCTATGTGATACTTCCTCCCACAGAAATGTATGTAAGCTTCGAAAGCATTCTTTCGCTTTGCCTTACTTACTCCGATGTACCCTGAGGTGTTAGTCCTCTTGAGGCTCTGATTGAAGCTGTTCTCCTGGTGGTTACACACTCTGAGATTGGATCTTCTGTTGTCCATCCTGTCTCTTGAGATATGATCCACTTCCATCCAGGATGGATAGTTTAGGATAACCTTGTGGAGTGGAACAACCTTACCTTTTCTCTTGGTTGAAATGTACCCCTTCTTCGACAGGTGCCAGCTGTGTTTTTTGACCTTCTCGTAGTCAACCTTATCAAAAGTAAAAGCCACACCATTTCTGGTGTAGCCTGTAATATAGGACTCTCTTTCAATGATCACATACGTCAATCCCCTGCACCTCCCTTCAGAAGAAGGAGCTCCATTGGATCATCACTCTCCAAGGGCTTGTCTGTTACGATTCTGCTCCTAGCTGAAGGCGTCAGCCCAAACTGCTCACAGAACCTATTCATTATCTTCAGGTAAGTCTGAGCTATGGATACCTGTGGTACCTGCTGCCAATAGCCTGATGGAGTCTTTACTATTGTTCCATGCTTGGTTATGAACTCCTCAGCTTCCTTCCACCTTGCATATGCCTGACAGTATCCTGCGAAGGCTGCCATGTCCACTTCGGAGAGGACGCCCATGGTCTCAAGAAGTTTTCCGGTTCTTCTCCATTCCTTCTTGGCTTCAGAATCAAGCCACACCGGACACTTGGGCATCTTCTTATCTGGCTTTGGTTCAAATTCATTAAGTGCTCGCTTTCCTGGATTTCCTTCCAGGACCTTTATAGCTGTTGGCTTGGGCTTTCTTCCTCTTGTCGCCATGGTCATCACCTCCCTCCAATAAGAAAAGAGCCCGAAGGCTCCACTCTATTCTATGTTTATTTCTCTATCTTTGGTTCCACTCCTCTAAAGGCTGAGTTACCTTCAAGGCCTTTAAGAAGCGTTGCCCTCGTTTCCTTGTGCTCAGCGCCGTTGAGCCCTAACCTGATTAACCATACTCTAAGTGCGTACTTTGGGTTGTCATCCTGTGAAGCTTTGTATGAAGCATACTTCAGTTGCCTAGCCTGGTTCGCTGCAGCCTTTAGGACTTCTCTCAGAGCTTTTACCTTATCCTCGTTGATACCATCCGCGCTAAATTCTGTACTTGGAACTGGCCCACTTAGATTGATTTGAAATCCCTTCAAACGGGGCTTTAAAGGCCCCAGGTTCGCTTCAAGTTCCTTTAGGTCCGTTACCTTGGCCTCCGCCAGTTCTTCGGCAACACCGGCCCCAACAGGCTGCCAGTCAAGGCCCAGTGCAAGAGCCAGAAGCTTCTGCTTGCTGGTGAGCATGTTGATAAGGTTCCTTATCGTTGCTCCCGAGTGGCCTTGCAGGCTAACCTCAATTGCTCCCTTCTGATTTGATGGGCTCTCACGCATAAGCTCTCGCTCTGTATAGGTTATCTCATCCTCAGTAGAATCACTGTTCAGTATACACTCAAGGAGTCTCTCCACCCCATTCATATCAAGAACCTCACCGGTTCTTGTGACCGTGTAGGTTGTCTTTCCGTCTGTGATTTCGTAACTGAAGGTTGGTGCTCCTTTGTACTTTGCCTTTGTTCCCAACTTCTCCTCTACCGCCTTGATGACTTCCTTCTTGTCCATTCTCAATACCTCCTGTGTTTTCTTGGTAGTACATATATCACTCTAAACACAGGTTATAGCAAGCTAATTCACGACTTATCTGGCAGTTCTTTTACAACTTCGGAGTACTTGATTTTATTGCCATCCTTCAGGAGGAACACCTCATTGTCTGACCCGGTTGCTTCGATAAATCGCTTGATTGTTACTGATGCGTACTTGGGATCAAGCTCCATTCCGTATCCTACACGGTCAGTCTGCTCGCAGGCTATTATTGTACTTCCACTACCAGAGAAAGTATCAAGGACAATCCCATTGACTTGGGAGCTGTTCTTTATGGGGTAACAAAGTAAAGGGATTGGTTTCATGGTACAGTGGATATCGTTCTTCTTTGGTTTATCATAATTCCAGATGGTGCTCTGTGATCTGTCGCTGTACCAACGGTGCTTACCACCTTTAGTCCATCCATAGATGACTGGTTCATGGCCCCACTGGTATGGTGATCGTCCTAATGTGAATGTGTTCTTGGCCCAGATACATACTCCACTTAGATGAAATCCTGCTTCGATGAATGATTTTCTAAAATTCAATCCTTCAGTGTCTGCATGGAATACATAAGCTGATCCGCCTGGTTCAAGATGGGCAGCCATATTCTTAAATGCAGAGAGTAGGAATTCAAAGAACTCTTTGTCTTGCATGCTGTCATTCTCTATCTTCAGCCCATTGGAGCCTTCGTAGGAGATATTGTAAGGCGGGTCCGTAACTACGAGGTTCGCTGCCTTCCCATCCATTAGCTTAGCTACATCTTCGGGCTTGGTGGCATCTCCACACATGATCCTATGTCTACCTAGTTGCCAAACCTCCCCAGGCTTTACAAATGCTGCTTCCTCCAGTGCTTTAGTCACGTCGTAGTCGTCATCTTTGACATCTTTGTCGTGGAGCTTAGTGAACAGCTCATCAATTTCTGGTGGATCGAATCCCGTGAACTTAAGATCATAATCGAGTCCTTCAAGGTCCTTGAGAAGATCTGCTAACAGACTCTCATCCCAGAATCCTGATACCTTATTCAAAGCCACATTGAGTGCCTTCTCTTTTGTTTTGTCGATATCGATGACCACGCAGTCTATCTCTTCGACTCCTAGTGTCTTAAGGACTGTTATTCTTTGATGGCCACCGATGACTGTCTTGTCCTTATTGACGATCACAGGGTCAACATACCCGAACTCCTTTATGCTGTTCTTGATCTTCTCGAACTCACTATCACCGGGCTTCAGCTTCTTCCTTGGATTGTAGTTGGCCGGTATTAAATCATCAATTCTTAGTTTCTTAAACTCCATTCTCATCTCTCCAAAATCTATATTTGATATAACAGTTATGGCTGCAGTACTTTCTGTCAGAGCTTCCATAGCTCTCAAATTCAGTTCCACAGTGGCTACAGGTTATCTTCTTGAATGCTGTCTCCTTAGGCTTCCGGTTCCCTGGGTGGAGCTGCCACCAGTTCCGACGACATACTTCCGAGCAGAACTTACGCTTTCTCCCTGTTGATGACTGGATAAGCTTTTTATTGCAGTGCCTACAGATCAGGGATGAATTCTTCTGTTCCTCAAGGTTCAATGCCACAACAACCGAACTGCCACCAATGCCATGCCTCTGGCAGAAGCTTCGCACATTGTTTCGATTCATTCCCATAGCAGCTGCTATTGCTTTGTATCCAAAGCCGTTCACCCTTAGTTCAGTTATCTTTTGTCGTTCCTCATCAGTCATCTTCTGTTAACCTCCGGAAATAAAAAAACGCCTCGGTTGGCTGATTTCTCAGTTCACCTTAGCGTTCAAACTTGTGATTTACTTTGCAGAATTGCTTTTTATGGCATCAACAATGATCATCGTGCATACAACAATAATTGAGCAAAGCATAGATATTGAGATTACTACAAATCCCACATCATATGGACCTGGCCCCATAGCAGAACCAACATACGTAGAAATAAATAAAACAGCCAGAAAAACAATGACCCCTAAAACAGAATAAACAAAATATTTCATTTCAACCTCTTGTTGCATATGTTTTATGATTTTTAAGTAAATTACCGTAAAACTAGTATACTATATTGAAATATAACATTCCACCTCAGTTTCAGTTTATATCAGTGCTAAATATAGTAAATTCCAAGTAACTATTACGCAAAACCCCAAATTACAAATAGCTTGAATCCCAATCCTTCAGGTACTTTCCGGCACCATTTCGCGATACCCCCCTTATGAAATTTCGCGAAAATTCACGCGTTGGGAACGCGCGTTCGAAACCCCTTGATCCCCAAGGTTTTTCAGCCCCCTACCCCTCATGTAACGATTTCAGTATTTGTATAAAACATGCATATCTTCCACCCGTGTTTTTCTGTTATGACACCTAGTGCATAGTGGTTGCCAGTTGGTCTCATCCCAGAAGAGGATCATATCACCTCGATGAGGTATGATGTGATCAACAACAGTTGCTTTGGTCAGCTCACCAATCTGAATGCACCTTACACACAGTGGGTGTCCTTGAAGGTATTTCTTCTTAGCCTTACGCCACCTGCCATCATAGCCTTTGTCTGTCGAGCTTTGCACAGTTGCTGCATGCTGCTTGGTATGAACATCACAGTACTTTCCTGCTGTGAGCAGTGGACAGCCTGGATGCTTACATGGCTTCATTGGTTTATTTGGCATACAGCTTCCTCCCTAAAGTTAAAGCCCTGAGATTGCTCTCAAGGCTAATGGATATACTTCTACAAATCTATTGTCTCACATAATTTTTGATTTTCATAGCGTCCTATAGGCGGCTTCTTAGCGTCCTATAGGCGGCCAATTTTCATTTGCTTTTTCAGCTGGTATCTTAGCTTTTTATGTTCAAGGCATAAGTATAGAAATGTTCGATTGTACGATAACGATGTGACCTCAGCACCACACACAGCACACGGTGGCAAATACATCTGTTCATGTGGACTAAGCCTTTTGATTTTTATTTGATCTTCAACAGCCTCTCTATATCCCATTTTACCCCCAATAAAAAAGAGTACGCAATCGCGTACCCTTAGTTATGAACTTTAAAAATGAACCTTGGACAACCAAGATTCATTCGTGTAGACTTCTACATCTTCACTGTATCATATGATTTTGGAATTTCATAGCGGCCTATAGGCGGCTTCTTGGCGGCCTCGAGGCGGCCAATTTTATCGTTTGTATTTTTAGCTTCGCCATCATATACATTTGCAGCTTCTTCAATCGATCGCTTGTGTAGTTTCTGTACCCACCGCATATTGTACCCTAATGTTATGGCTATCTGGTTCCACTCCTCTCCTTCAATGTAGCGGAGCTCAAGTAATCTTCGATATCTCTCATCATCAATCCTTGAGATAACAAGTGCCATATTCAGCTTTAGAGCATACAGTTCGTCTATTTGTGCATTGATCTCCTTTTCTAGTTCGAGCTTTCTAACAATCACATTTTCCATTGAACTCTTCTGCTTAGACGATGATACTTTGTCCATTTGAAAGCTTGATGTGACTTTCTTTGCTTGAGTATCCAACGTTTCAACCTGGTTCAACATCATTTTGATTTTTCTATTAAGCAAGTTCGCTTGTTCAAAATATTCTCTTACATCCATTCGCATTCCTCCAAGTTTTTCAAGATTGCTCTCACTTCATCCAAACTTGTCACTTTGTAAGCTTTGCCGCCAGCCTCCTTGATCTTCTCAAGAGCTACTGACTGTAGTTTGGTTAATCTTCCTTTCTCTGTCTTTACCTCAAAGGCCACAAAGTTTCCTCTGTAACAACAGATGATGTCAGGGATTCCAGTAGTGCCATACATACCACCATGCTCCTTCCAACAGAAGCATTTAGGTTGAGACTTAAGGTATTTAAGGATCTTACTCACAATTTCCTTCTCTGCCATTTTCCTCTCAAATCGTAACCAGTAACTTGTGTTATCAGATTCTGATATAGGGTACTTATATTTTGAAATTTATAAAATCATATTTACAATCGTGAAATTATCGTTTTCGTGTACCTATAGAATTTTACTTACTACAAGTTACAAGTTTCATTTTATTAGTTAATATCTATCTGTTTTTCTTGTCTGTGTTTCCTTGTTACTCTAAGCATTTCAGCTTTACCGGCCAACTTTTCAATATCACAGCTCGTGCCCATTTTCTCTAAGTCGAATATGTATCCCTTCTTTATTTCAGTACCAAATCTTACTGTTCCATATGAGTGGAAATAGTCCTTGTGTTTAATCTGACGTATAAACTGAGTGTATGGAAGTACCTCCCCAACGATGGCATGATCTCTAACATATTTCGTAAAGAGGTCATATGTCAGCTTTAAGTCGAACCCAATCCTCTCGTAGTTTTTTATGAAAGTGTAGTGAACATCTGATGTTAGTTCCATCCTATCGAAGATTTCGAAGGTCTTGTCAACAACGCTCTTGTTGTGATCATTACCATCCAGAAGATACTCCTTGACTGAGTACACAAGGTTTCCCTGAAATATTTCTCTCTCCTTCCCGAAGAGCTCTTTAATCGTCATTCCATACCTCTCAGCCAATTTCTCCAGGAGGAGCTCGCCACACATAAGCACTGCAATGTTATGTCTGATCCTTGATGGAAGTCTCTCTTCAAGGCCCTTGAATACCTTCTTATGGTGTGCTACAAGTTCTTTCTCATTAATCTTCAGAGCTTCTAACAGTAATGTCTTTCCGAGTTTCTGGAGTATATCCTCACTGTTTACTATCACTTCAAACGCTCTTAGTCTATCTAGACTTTTCAAGTCAGTCTTTGAGAACAGGAGCTCCATGGACCTTTCCTTTATCGCTGTCTCCATTGGGCTCTCTTCACCTGCAAGCACTATTGGTGCATTGAGATTGTATAGTACTACACTCATGTCCGGTCTTCCTCTCTGTCCTGCATGTCCATCATATGCGTCCCTTAAAAAGTTCATAAGTGCATCAACTCTTGTTTTATCCAAAGTTGAAGGCTTATATTCATCCATTAGGAACGGTATTGTGTTGCTGCTGGCTGCTGTCTTAAGCAGGGTAAATCCTGTCATCTTGCCAGCTCCTGTGATACTCTTTGATGAGAAAATCGGATAAAGTACCCTCTCCATTGTGTTGCTCTTACCACTACCCGCTTCTCCTGTCATGATGAGGTGTGGGAACTTTATCTTTGCCTTTCTAAGCTTCTCCTTCACAAAGCAAGCTGCAGCGAAGCAGAGAACTGTGACTGTCTTGGCGTGCTCGTTGTACTCTAGTATAGGCTTTGCTATCTGCTCCAGCTCCTCCTTCGTGATAACATCACTTTCCAGGATATCGCTTGCTATCTCACAGCTCTTTGACATTGGTACAATTTCTCCAACAGCGTTGCCATCACTGTCAATGGCTCCATTTGTATCGATGAATGCCCATCTATCGCTGACTTTGAATAGCCCAATGCAGCGGACACCTTGTTTAATTGGATACTCTTGTTTCGACACATGTGCCTTTATTAGCTCCAGATCACCTTCAGTGCCTGTATAGGATAATGATATTGTGTTCTGATTAAGGCATCTCTTGAAGCTCTGCAGGTTTGACATTTCAACCGTCATGAATGTTCTTTTGTACTCTTGTCCGATATCATTCTGGATGATGCATCGTAACTGCGCTTCTTCGTTATCTTGTATTAGCTCCAGTGGTCTTATGACGAAGTTTGAGATGATGAAGGAGTTGCCATCAGGTCTTATCTTCACGTAGGTATTTCCTCGCTCTATGATCCTTCCTCGGCTGTCCAATGCTTCGTAGACCTCTTCAGTGCTGTCACATGCCTTTTCAAGTACTTCTTCACCGTAGGTTCTGCCATCAACATAATGCTTCGTTGACCATTTCTCACGGTTCAATCCACTTGCCCTGAAGATCCTGTCCATCTGGTCCTTGTCTCTTCCTGTCCAGAATGCAAGTTTCATGGCGAAGGCAAGATCTGCTTCACTTTGGGATGAGTATTTGTCCTGCCATTTTCCTTCGTAAAGGAGTTTGAAGTCTTCTCCGTTTGAGGATGCCTGAGCTCTCTGGATAACTTCATCGTCTGTCAGTACAGTCTTTACTGCTGTTTTGCGTGGAGCCTTTGGCTTCCTCTCTTTAGCTATAAATAGCTTGTGCACCTCTTCTATTCCATCTTGGCACTCATTAACCGGGAACTTACCTCCAGTTATCGAATCACCAGTTACTGTGAAGAACCGAGCTTCCTCGTACATCTCCACACCAGTCTCGCTATTTTTACGACCTTTTGGTGGCAGCACTCCTTTTGCAATGAAGTGGAGACCTGTCTTTGAAGGACTTATTTCACAATACGTAGGGAGGAGCTCCAGACACCTCTTCCCTATGTCTGAGAGCTCCCCTGTTTCTTTGTTTCTGCAATTATCTATATCTATTCCAACATAACCGTTCTTTGAAAAAACATATCCTATTCCGCTGTATTTGAACCTATTCTTAGCCTCTACAGCCTTATCGAATGTGGTCCATGTTATTGGAGCCTTGCTGCTGGCCTTCTTGCGGCTTAGTGGATTGTAAGGCACCTTTGTAGGTTTATCCCTTCCTGGTACCTCTTCTATGTTGTAGCAGACCCAAGCCTGCTGATCCTTTAACTCTTGAGGAAAGTTATCACATTCTCTTACCATAAGCACCTACCTCCTCGCACAGATCATTAAAGTACCTGATCTTCATGTTCTTTTGTTCTGCTCTCTCTATTTCTTTCACCATGCCAGGAGAGCGTTTGCTTCCAAACACCCATAGCTCTCGACATTTTGAAAGGAGAACTATTCCCATGAACAGTGCATCTTCCCTTTCTTCAGGCTGATTGTCATCCATGAACTGAGGGAACAGAAGGTGAGGAGCTATGGGGATTACACCCTTAGTTACAGCGAACCTGCTGTACCGTCTGGCACGTTCAACATTGGTAGCAGTGTCACCAGCGAATGGTGAACAGATATATACTACTGGTTTGAATCTTCTTTCCTTCTCGATTTTGACCAAGGCTGCATATGCTGTTGGATCTATGTAGTGTTCTGTATTGTATAGATTTATGCGTTCCATTTTATCAACTCCATGTTCATTATTCTTTCTCGCTCAAGTACCTTCCTTAAGCCTCTCATGGCTCCGTCAAGATCTCCTGCGAGAGCTTGTCCTCTTATGGTTTTATATGTTTGCTTTGGGATGCTACACTTGTAGTTCTCCAAGTCTTTTATGAATTTCTTGCGTTCTATCATCTTAGCTCCTCCAAGCTTCCAAACCTGTCTCCTATAGCTCCTTCAGCTACGATTGGTACATCGAAGCCTTCGAAAGGATCTGCCTCCATGCAACCCTTTATGAAGGCGTATGCCTCTTGGACCTTGTCCTCTGGTACTTCGAATACAAGCTCGTCGTGGATTGTTAGTAGTGGCCTAATATATTGTCTCTCGGTTAATCCTTCTATGAGCCTTGCCATAGAGAGCTTCAGTATATCTGCTGCCGTGCCCTGTATTGGCGTGTTTAAGGCGCACCTCTCCCAGTAGGACCTTACACCCCACTCAGGGCTCAGGATGCCTCTCAGGTACCTTCTGCGGCCCAAAGAGGTCTCACTGTATCTTTTGTGCTTTGCCATTCTCTTTGTGTCGTTCTGCCATCTGGTTAGTCCAGGATAGCCTGACTTAAGGTTGTTTATTATCTTGGCACATTCATCATCGGTCTTTAATAGCCCTGCTTTAAACTGCAGATTACGCTGTAGTCCCTTAGGATAAAGGCCATAAAACGCCCCGAAATTGGAATTCTTAGCTATGCTTCGTCTTTCCTTATAATCCTTATTTCTGGTGTCCACAGCTTCCTCGAATGGAATGTTGTAGATTACCGAGGTTGTCTGTGCGTGTATGTCTCCACCATTCCTATAGGTTTCAAGCATCTTCGCATCCCGACAATAGTAGGCTCCGACCCTAAGCTCAATCTGAGAGAAATCAAGGTCCAGGAACTTGTGATTATCTTCTGCTTTGAAGAAGTTACGCACACCTATTGGGTCATTGCCCTTTCGTGGTATATTCTGCAAGTTAGGTTTCCTGCTGGCGAAGCGTCCTGTCTCCGTTCCAAGCTGAAAGAAGTTAGGATGTATCCTGCCTGTAGCGTCATTAACCTGAGTTAAGTAGCCCTCTATGTAGGTTGACTTAAGCTTCCCCCACTTCCGAAACTCCAGTACCTTATCAAAAAGGGGTACAAGCTCCGGTCTGTTGTCATTGCTCCAGTCTGCCAGGAGCATCAGCGCTTCGTCGTCTGCTGCCTCGTTAAACTTCTCAGTGGTCTTAAGTACCGGGAGCTCCAGCTCTGTGTATAAAAAGTCCTTGAACTCCTTCGTTGCTGCATTTAGTCCTAGATTGACCTCTCCGATCATATCGGAGATATCTTCCCTCAGCTGTCCAAACTTCTCCTCAGCCTCTGCCTTCTTCTCAACCATCAGGTCGATGTCGACAAGGATACCGTTGTGCTTCATCATGCCTACGAACACAGCAGTTGGTGATTCTACTTTCTCGACTATGTACCTATGGCTTGGCATGTATTTGTCGAACCACTCGTTGAACAGGTGGTACAATCTCAAAGTGTAATCCGAGTCAGCACATGCGTAACTGATGGTTTCGTCATCATCTGGATCCAGTTCATCAAAGTGCCTGCCTGCTGTAACATCAGCGAAGCTTGGCATCTCCACTCCAAAGAACTCTGGTACCAGCTTCTTAAGACCACTGTCCTTCAGCTCCCGAAACTCTATCTCTGTCTTAAGTGTCAGCTGACTTGCTGCAATAGTGTCGTAGCAAGGCTCCTGGATCACTATACCTTGGTGGTAATAGAACATTGTTTCGAAGGCTAGGTTATGTGCGATTTTTATCCGATTTTTGTCCATCAGTAATTTTGCAATATAGGCTTCTACATCCTGCATATTTGTTACGTTGTTTCCTCTCCCATGGCGAAGTGGCAGATAAACTCCGGTTCCTTCGCTGACACTAAATGACACACCGGTGATGCTTGATTTGTGTGGATCAAGAGCTGCTGACTCTTCTCCTCGATGCTCATCATCAGCTGAGGTCTCAATATCGAAGGAGAATATCTTCTTGTTGCCTATGTAGTCTTTAAGTTCATCCAGTGTTTTAATACACTTGTAGTCTGTCATGTTGTCTCCTTATAGGAGGAGCAGGCAGCTAACCTGCTCCATTACAATTCCTCTTATCTGAATTTATCCAGGATCTCCCCGGTTTCTACGTCTATGAATGGATTCTCATTATCGTCGACTCCATCAACTTCGTAGCTAATCTTACCGCTAAGATATTTGACATCCTCTGAAACTTTCGCCACTATTTTGAGCTCCTCTTCTGTCAGCTTCCTATCAACGGAGAACTGGGCCTGTGAATAAGCTATCCCTCCGCTGTTTGTGACCTTTCTTAGAGTGAACTTAGTAACAACCATTCCTGTTTTCTGGCCCCTTCCAAAGAGCTTCAGGACATATCTGTTGAATTCCTTTATGGATCCTGTTGGCAAAGTTATGATCACCGGAAGTATGCTTCCTTCGGTAAGAAGGTATATCCTTCGCCTTTCTTTACATGCTTTGCTGCCATTTTCACCGCTGCCAAACTTGTTGTACTGGCAAGATGAGCATGCTCCTCCTGGTTCTCCTTGACCAGTTATACCATCATAGCTGCCACAATCTGGTGGAAGATTGCCTCCTGAATACTTGCTCTTATAAAATGCCTGGACTGGATGATGATAAAGAATTACTGCCTTAAAGGACCTTACCGTTACAGTTTCATTGGAATCATCACCAGGTATCTCAAATACTGTTGATCCTCCTGTAGGTATCTTTACTCTCTCAAAGCTCAGGTCCATGCCTGCAAGCTCCTCACTTAGGTTATCTGCCAGGTTTACGTCCACTAGCTTCAGGAATCCCTCATTTGTTATTGGCACCATGATTTCATTTTCTTTCTCTTTCATTCTTTATGTCCTCCTCGCTATGTTTAATGCTTCAATGCACTTATTTTCTTCGTTTCTTTGCTTCCATGCTTCTTTGTTTCTTTGTTTCTTTGTTTCTATGCTTCTTTGTTTCTATGCATCAGGTGCTTTAAGCCTTCCTGACCCCAACTGTGGTCCTCTCGAATACGTTTACTTTACCTTCGAGCCAATTGGGTAATAAATCCTCATTTTCTAATATCTGCTCTTTGACGAAGGCAGACAGACTGTTTGCGTTGACAGTCTCAACCACAAGGGTTCCATACCCTTGTTTCTTGAGGGCTTCAAAAAGCTCCTCTTTCTTCTCTCCTGCAGCGGATGCGTAGATCTTAGTGTTTAGGTAAAATAGTGTGCCGCTGCGATTGAAGCTCTGTGTCTCATTGCTAATCATTAGTTCAGTTAGTCTCTGGTCAGTTTCATCGATTGTTTTGTTAATGAATTTCAGCTCTTCCTCCACTTGCTTCTTTACGCTCCTGAGGTCCTTTAACTTGTCAGCTAGTTTGAAAATCTCATTCTCTATGTTCCTCCCCTCCCCTTATGTGATTATGTTCTTCCAGTTGTCCACGATTGAATGTGCGATATCCTCCTTCTTCTGGAGGGCAGTGAGTACTGTTTCGTCGATAGTTCCTTTAGCAACCAAGTGAATGTACACGCATTTGTTCTTCTGACCAATCCTATGTATCCTAGCCTTTGCCTGAATGTAGTCTGCATAATTGTAGGATAGACTGTAGAAGACACAGGTGCTTGCTGCAGTCAACGTTATCCCCATAGAAGTGGTTTGTATCTGTCCCAAGAAGACTCTGCATTCTGGGTCCTCCTGAAAGCGCCGGATCTCTTCTGCTCTATCTCTTGTACTTCCGTGGATAGTAGCATGCCCGACCATTCTGTTTTCAAAGAGCTTTTTGATCTGTTCTATCTCCGGGATGAACCTGGCCATTATAACCAGCTTTTCTCCTGATTCGAGAACTGAGTCCAGGATGTCTTCCATAGCCTCGAGCTTGGCGCTTGATACTTGCTCGTATCTCTCTGTTTCATCGTCTGCCTTAATGAATCCACCAGTCATCTGCTGAAGCCTTAGGATCCTTGTTAGGATGTTTGTGGCTGTTACCTCACCTTTGGATAGCTCCAGGTATGAGTCACTTACGAACTCCCTATACTGCTTCAGAGCTTTGGGTTCGAGGATTACTGGGTGTATCTCGTCTATTGTCTCTGGAAGGTCCAGAGCGTCTGCTTTTGTTACTCTGTAGGCTATTGAATGTGCTTTCTCAATGAGCTCTGGCATATTCTTATAGGCTACTGGTTGATGGAATGTTCCAAGGACCGCATATCGGTTCTTGAAAGCGTAGAATGAGCTGCCGAAGATGCTTTCATCCAGCATCTTGTACTGTGAGTAAAGGTCCAGTGGATTCTGAGTTACTGGTGACCCTGTGAGGATCATCCTGTATCTGCACTTCCTGGCAATCCTGTGGACTGTCTTACTGGTCTTGGCCCCTGGGTTCTTAATCCTAGTTGATTCGTCTGCTACGATGAAGTCCGGAGCCCACTTGAGAAGTTCATCCTCGATAAGAGGTACACTGTCATAATTGACTACTGCTATCTGCAGGCCTGTACCTGTGATCATCTTTAGTTGCTGCACCTTCTTCACGGTGCTTCCAGTTAGGATTCGCAGTATATACTGAATATTGGAGAATTTTTCAAACTCCTCCTGCCACACTCCTACGATTGACTTCGGAGCTATGATGAGAGCTCGCTTTATCTTGTTGTTCAGGTACGCTCTACCTAGAACTGCAATAGTAGTGATTGTCTTGCCGCAGCCCATTTCATTCCATCAAAAGTGCTACGCCTTTTGATTTGGCTTCTTCTTTTGAGATCTTAACCACCTCCCTCAATGATCCCGAGGATTCTGCAGGCTAAGTTGTAGCCGATGACTTGGTGCGAATATGGTTTGACTTTGATTGGCATTGGCTGGTCCGGCTCCACCAGATGTTGTGCCTTGGTCTTCTGTTCTTGACTGTTTTGAACTTGAGTCTTAAGGTCATTTCTTAATTCTTTCATTGACTCCTCTTGGTATCCCATTTCTTGGATACTAGTTATGCTACATTGTAGTCGCATGTCTAAACACCTTGGTATTACTAGGTTTTCATAATATCACCTCCGCCCTCTTTGAACGCCAGTTCTTAGAACGTATGTTCTATTTTATTGTATCGCACCTGTCAGTACTTGTAAATCGAACAAGCGAATATTTTTGTTAGAAGTTTCGACATCCAGATTCGACACAAAAATACGTGTTTTATATAAAATAAAAGACCTTGCAAGTTTAGCAAAGTCATTATTTTATATATATTCAATATTGTTTTATATAAAGTCTATACTTTTAAAATTTGGAGAACACTTTAATTATGTTATGTATCACCTCATGTTAAAATGTTAAACATTTTTATCAAGTCATTTTAGATAGAAGCTCTTTTTTCTTTTCAGTAAATTCGTCTTCAGTTATTAATCCTTCTTTAAGAAGCATTGCAAGATCTCTTATCTTGTCTGGGATTGAAGTAGTTTTAGCATCTATTGTTTTCTCATCAATAATATCCATCTTCTTTACTGAATCTACAACCACGAATGATTTTTCAGGGATTAGTTTTTCAAAAGCACCAATACTACTTTTGCTAAAGCTCATGGTTTTTAGCTCATGATTTATATTATAGTATAGAATTACCTCCCGTTCATCGTGTGTAATTATCTTTGACTCAACAGGCTTTACCGCCTTTCTACTCCCTAAAAGAGCACCTATTCCGCCAGCAACAACTCCCCCTACAACTGCTCCGCCTATTGATAATCCCCCTCCACCTCCACCAGATATTTTTGATTCTCTAAAAATCTCTCCTTCACTAGAGAAGTACTCAAGATCTTTCAAAGGTATTCTTAAACAATAAAAATGGAGTGATGATTCAGGGGTGAATAAATGTGGATAATCTCTAGGATAGAAACAAAGATTGCCTTCACTCAACCACATGTAGTTTGTTCCTCTCAATAGATAGCCAGTTCCAAATTTGTAAGTCACTACAGTGGCATCTTTGGGTACATTTTCCATTTCTTTTTTTTCATCATGAATTCTTTTCATTTCCGCTTTTACCAAATCAGCTTCTCTAGCCATAACTTCTCCTTTATTACATCAAAGATTATTCCAAATATATATTACTAGTTGCTATTTATATATATTCCAATTATGCTAATCAATTCTCCACTTCTATGAGATTCAATACGAAGTTATTCTAGAACTAACAATAAAATGCTGTCATTTCTATTATATATTTCCAATACATTTTTAATTTTCATTATACGCCTTATCTATATACTCTTTTGCTTTTTCAAAATCATCATCAGACTTAATAATTATCTGTAAATCACCAGTTCCAAAATGCCCTGTATTCCGCATGTCTCTAGTGAATCCCTGCTGCAATACAAACTCTTCAGGATTGAGCCGTAAATGAAGTAGAATCTTACTTAGATATATCTCTGCACAAACAATATTTTTTACTTTTTTGAAAGCAACATATAATTTTAACTGGTTTTCTGATACATCATCACCTAGGGATAAGATATAATCTCTTATTGATTCATAGACAGTTCTTAAACTAGATGGCGCGCTTTCATATTGCTGTAAAAATGTTTTTTCAACAGGCACTTTCCAGCCTGGATCTTCAGGCCATATAGTAATTGGTTTCACCTTTGGTGAATTTATATAATCAAACAGTACTAATCCTTGGCCAAACTTCTTATATCTTACTAGTTTAATATTTCTTTGCATTTGATTAACTGCATGTTCATCAAATTTTGTAAAGTCTGATGCAATGCATATTACACATGGTATTGTCCAGTCAATGAGATCTGCCTTTTCTTTTCCTAATTGTTCCATAACAATCAATTTGAAATCAGCCTTATGATCTAGTAACCAATCTAAGTAAAATAGCCCTTGATTTATCACATTTTCATTTACACTACGTTTATACTCAAATATTACAGGACAATTATTTTCATCGAGACCTAAGCTATCAATGCGTCCATTTGTAATTGGGTATTCGCTTTTTAGAAATGTTACGCCAAAGAAAGTAGGCATGTTATGTTCTATAAGTATTTGAAGCTCCTTTTCAAGTACAACAGAAGATGAAGGTAGTTCAACAACTCCAGTTGAAGTCGAGAACAATTTGATATCCGCCATAAATTATCACCTTATGTCCTTTGTATATTTGATATTCACTCTCTTCATGTGAGTTATCCTAAATAAATATTCTCATTGTGCCATTCTAAATAGTGCGTATCAGGTATCTGATCCATTCGTTCAGGTAAGATGATTAATCTCTGGCCATGATGAGCATAATATTCATTACCATTACCAAAATCCACTTTTATCCGAGGGCTAACCTCAACCTGGTACTCCTTATTTACTGTTATGTAGCCTCTGTCAAATAAAGTATGGAAATCTTTTCTTAAGAGCAATCCGTTCTTTACTTCATGTGGTCCCTCAAGGCTATAAGGCTTGATATGGGCTGATTCTAAAACTGGCAATGTTTTTTCACCAGTAATTGCACATCGTCTTTTATATGCATCAGTAATTAGTACTTTGAATGCCCCTTGTCCAATTCTCGGTTTAATAAGCTGCTCTTTCCCATAGCGATTTAATATCGTATTTACTTCAGGTAAGTTTTTCTGTCCGAGAATAAACAATTTCTGCTGAACTGTTTCATATAAATGCAATCCTTGGTCTTCAGCTGTATTATTAGTCTTACCTTGAACAATACTTCTATTCCAATCTTTTGGCACGGGTATCCAATCGCCTTCATCAAGGTAAAATGACATTGAAAGTATTATGCATCCAATTTGAGGATCAGGATCTGATAAGCGATTAGTTTCCTTGTATTTATAGACTCTGCTATTAAGTTCCTGTAGCGTTTCTGCTCCGTTAGCAACCCGCCATTACGGAACTAATATCTGATCTCCTCTACTATGCAACGGTACCCGTTAAACTCAATATTTGATCCAACTTTTGCCCCTTTTAGTGACTTCCCTAAATAAGATGCCCTTGTTACTTCAACCATAGATTTGCTCCTTGATATTGGGGATACCCTCTCAACAAATTTTACTGTTATACGAGTATCATCTATTAGCTTTCTTAGTATTACAAATCTATACCCAAACTTATTTTGTACTGTGTTCTCAGAATTTTTATCAATTCTTTTGTCTGGTTGATCTTGATTGCTGCCTCCAAAAATTGAATTTGGAAGTCCAGTTACAGCTGGTCCATTATTTCTTATTCTACGTTCTTCTGCTTTTTTCAGTCTAAGCAGTTCAGCTTCGATTATCTTATCCCTATCTGGCTGTATAGGTTGCTTTTCATCTCTTGCCTTATAATGTCGGCACTCTTTATAAAAACTAGGGCGTATGTAAATAACATCGGCTTGTTGTTTACTGCAGTACTTTTCTATACAATTTACACACTGAAAGCATGAATCACCATTTTTGTACTCATTTTCATAAATAGTTCCATTCCAATTTACACGAGATTTTGGTCTAAGCATACTCCCCTCCTGAATTGAAAATGATTATTAGTTATCTATCCTCATATGAATTGCAAATTTATGTGTTGCACTCTTCAATAAAAGCTTGCGCAGTTATCTGTTATTGTCCGAAAAATTATTTTCCATGAATCCTCCAATTTATTACGATATATTTAAGCGCTAGGACAAATCTTCTTTACTTGAAGCTCCTTCTAAATAAAGCATAGGCCACTATTTTGCGCTTTCATTAATATCATTCAAAACTGGTCATCCAGTCTTATCAAAGTTAAGGCGTGCCAAAGGAGAAGAAACGCTAACATATCCCATTTAATTTTTCATCTTTCCAATGTAATGGGAAGGCATCTCGATAATATACTGACACAGCAATAAATTTATCAATATTTAACATCATTTTACTTCATCAATTAAGAGTATCTAATAGTAGAATTCATAAATCTATCAGTGTGATAACAACAATATTATACCTCTCAATTTAATATAAGTGTATAAATATAATGCGTTTTAGTGAACTCTTTGTAATGATACATTGAAATCAATATAATTAGCTCAGTAGCTTATTATGAAGAGCTAAATAAGATATAATAGTAATAGCGTTGAAAAATGAACAATCAGGAGGAATCACTGAATGGCTAATGGAAATAACACAGCATCACTTGGTTTTGAACAACAAATATGGGCAGCTGCAGACATCCTACGAGGAAACATGGATGCAGCTGAATATAAGCATGTTGTGCTCGGACTTATTTTCCTAAAATATATCTCTGACAAATTTGAAGAAAGGTACCTTCAGCTAAAAGAAGAAGATGACGATGTTGAGGATAAGGATGCTTACTCCGAAGTAAATGTATTCTTTGTACCACCTTCAGCTAGATGGAATGTCATCTCTGAAGCAGCCCACAAGGAAGAAATCGGTTCAGTTATTGATGATGCTATGCGTGCTATAGAGAAAGAGAATAGACGACTTAAGGACATACTACCCAAGAATTATTCACGAAGTGAACTAGATAAGCGACGTCTTGGTAATGTAGTAGATATTTTCACTAATATTCAGATGGTAGAACATGGAAGCACCAAGGATATTCTTGGAAGAGCTTATGAGTATTGCTTAGCAAAATTTGCTGAACAAGAAGGAAAGCGTGCCGGAGAGTTCTTCACGCCGTCTTGTGTGGTTCGCACACTAGTTGAGGTTCTTCAACCATTCAAAGGACGCGTGTACGATCCTTGTTGCGGCTCAGGAGGCATGTTTGTCCAGTCTGCTGATTTTGTTGGCCATCATTCAGGGAATATCAATAACCTTTCTGTGTTTGGCCAGGATGCAAATCCAACAACTAGAAAAATGGCATTGATGAACTTAGCTATACATGGTATTGAAGCAGATCTTGGTCCATATAATGCTGATACCTTCCACCAAGACCTTCATCCCCATCTGAAAGCTGATTTTATAATGGCAAATCCCCCATTCAATCTTTCAGATTGGAATGACGGCTCACTTAATGATGACCCACGTTGGAAATATGGCTTACCTCCATCAGGGAATGCGAACTTTGCATGGCTACAGCATATGATTCATCATCTTGCGCCAAGCGGTAAGATTGGTATGGTCCTAGCTAACGGATCACTATCATCACAGAGTGGTGGTGAAGGAGACATCAGAAGGAGAATTGTTGAGGACGACCTTGTAGAAGGTATCATAGCAATGCCAACTCAGCTTTTCTTTACAACACAGATTCCGGTATCCCTTTGGTTCATAAGTAGAAATAAGAGACAAAAGGGAAAGACACTATTTATTGATGCTCGTAAGATGGGAACAATGGTTAATAGAAGACTTCGTGAAATGACTGAGGAAGATATTGCCAAAATCGCTGAAACATTCGAAGCATTCGATAACGGTACTCTTGAAGATGTTAAGGGATATTGTGCAGCAGTACCAACAGCAGAAATAGCAAAGCAGGACTTTATTCTCACACCAGGCCGATATGTTGGAATTGAAGATCAGGAAGATGATGGGGAACCATTTGAAGAAAAAATGACTAGGCTGACCAGTGAATTATCTGAGATGTTCAAACGCTCCCATGAATTGGAAGAAGAGATTAGAACAAGATTGGGAGCTATTGGGTATGAAATGTAATTATGATTATTATGAACACATAGTGTCTTATCATTAAGAGCAAATCAATGATTGCTTGTAATATGAATTAAACTCCAAGCACAAATTATGATCAACTAAAAAACATAAGTATTTGCACAGGAAATTTATTAGTGGAGGTATCAGTATGGGAGAATGGATGCAGGCATCACTTTCAGAATATATTCAGTTCAAGAATGGCAAGAAGCGTCCATCAGGTATTGGAGTATTACCTGTATATGGTGGAAACGGTATACTTGACTACACCGATTCAGCAAACAATGAAAATAGTATCATCATAGGTCGTGTAGGGGCCTATTGTGGAAGTGTATATTACGAACGTAAATCTCACTGGGTATCAGACAATGCTATATCAGCGGTTAACAAGAACAACTCAGACATTGGTTTTGACTATTATGTTCTAAAAAACCTCAATTTAAACCACAGACATATTGGCACTAGTCAACCATTGTTAACTCAAGAAATATTGAACTCAATTGAGATAAAATGGCCGCCGTTACACGTGCAAATTGAGATTAGGCGTATTCTTGCGGCTCTCGATGATAAAATAGAAACGAACATGAAGATAAATCATCATTTAGCGGCTTAGATATTGGCAACTGAAATTTCACCAGACATTAGACGTGGTATTAGAGCATCGCGTATGGCGGCAAGATTTCGGCTTTCTAGCGAATTTTCCCTTATGCTCTTCATAATTGGCGTTGCTATCTCGGCAAATTTACGGACGCTTTCAGAGTTTGGGATGTGTAATTCATACGAACCGATAGTATCACCTGACACACGTTGCCTACCACTGCTTCCATTCATGTTTCGAATAGCATAGTTCACAAAATCAGGGTATCGAGCCAAATAGTAGAACATTTCATTGCAGTATCCGGGTTTGGAGGAAATTACTATGTATTCGGTCGAACCAAAGGCGATCGTACCTTCTTCGAGGAAGTTAATATATGCAGTTTTGCCATTCTCAAGGCAAGGTGTAATGCGAGCCATAATAGTATCACCATTGGTGAACTTCATTCCGCCTGAAAATGGACGCATTGCCCAGTCTGTGGGAAAAGAACTATGAGTAGGTAATTTTGCCATCTCAATATATACTGCATTTTGCCCACGACTTAATGAACGGAGCGGATTAATATCGGCGATTTCTGATAGTACACCCATTGGTTCATCAGCACATTCGTCTATCAGAAACTTCTCGAAAGCAATCTGTGCCACCTGCTCTAAATGATGATTTACCAAACCGAATGCCATAGCTAAAATCAAATTAAGCTATAAGCAGGAGGCGAAAAATGAAAGACAAACTTATTACAGAGATTCAGTCAAAAATGGCACCATTACTTACCCAAAAGCAGCAAGCGATACTTAGGGAAGTCCTCTCAAACGCTTTTTTAAATCTAAATGTAACTGAAGATTCAGATGGGGATCATTTTGATTGTATAGATAACAGTAAGCTCCTTGAAATATTTATTTCAGCAAAGCATATTGAGGGTTGCTCAGATAAGTCATTAAAATATTATAATTCCACCTTACAAGCAATGCTTAAAATGATAAATAGGCCTATTCGAGATATAAACACCGATAATTTGAGAGTCTATCTAGCTCAATATCAGAAGAAACGGAACTCAAGCAAGGTCACTATCGACAATATGCGTCGCATTTTTAGTAGTTTCTTTGGATGGCTTGAGGATGAGGATTATATTCTGAAAAGCCCAGTTCGACGAATCCATAAAATCAAAACCGATAAAACAATTAAAGATACATTCACTGATGAAGGGCTAGAATTATTACGCGATGCATGTAACGAAATGAGAGATTTGGCAATTATTGACTTACTCTCATCAACTGGGATACGAGTTGGTGAGCTAGTGGGATTGAACCGCGATGATGTATGTTTCTATGAGCGAGAATGCATTGTAGTTGGAAAGGGTGGTAATGAGCGCATTGCCTATTTCGATGCAAGAACGAAAATACATCTTCAAAACTACCTACAAAGCCGAACAGACAAGAATCCTGCCCTTTTTGTATCATTACCCCTTCCTAACAATCGATTGATGATAGGAGGTGTGGAGACGAGATTAAGAGAAATCGGCAAGCGAGTATCAATGACGAAAGTCCATCCTCACAAATTCAGACGAACACTCGCAACCAGAGCTATCGATAAGGGAATGCCAATAGAACAGGTACAACATCTACTTGGTCATGTAAAAATTGATACGACAATGCACTATGCAATGGTCAACCAAACAAATGTAAAGAACTCACACCGAAAGTTTATTGGCTAG